CGACGTGATCGTCATGGACGCGTTTGCCTGTTTCCCTGCGCCTGGCAACTGGCGGAACCTTGACGAGCAGATCCCCTATTTCTGCAAGGTGTACGCCGACATGACCGAGAACATCGAGAAAAAGTATAACCTGAAACCTGGGGAGGTCAAGCCCGACGAAGTGTACAGCACCCTTGGAGAATATCGAGAGGAAACCAGGCCGGTCCCAATGGAATCATATCCTGGTGCCGGCGCGGCCACCGGAAACTATGCAGATCCCAACATGAAACCGACACAGCCAGGGACGGACTCGTTCCTGACCAAGAGGGCGTTGGTTGTAGAGGTTTGGATCCGCGACAACTCAACGACCTCGAAAGCGTCGCCGATCCTGTCCGACGATGGCGAAGTCCTTTATATGCGGAATGCGGGCGATCAGATCTATCCGGACGGCGTGAGGATCTGCACGTTCACCAATCGCGGCGAGACGGTTCTGGACGACTATGTGAACCCGAATTTGAACTTCGCCATGCCGATCGGCAAGGTTAAGCAGACCCACGCATGGGGTCGCTTTCCCTTTTACAAAACAAACAGTTATCTTGATACCACAAGCCTGTGGGGATTCAGCGCTCTTGACCAGGTCGGAGATCTGAACAAGAAAATAGATGAGATTATGAGCCGGCTTTTGGGGTGGGTCATGCGGGTTATGTATCCTCCGCTGATCATCGCCAAGGAAACCGGAATCACCAAGGCCATGTTGAACTCAAGGCCGAACCTGGTTCTGATGCCGGAGAAGGTTTCTCACGTTGCGGGGATCCGGTTCGAGCCGGTCCCGAATCTGCCGAGCAACTTCATCCAGATCCTTGAGATTGTGATCAAGATGTTCGACAGGGTATACCAAATTGAAGACGCCGATCGAGGTGTTGGACCCGCGGGCGTAACCGCCGCGAGTGCGATCATCGCCCTTCAGGAACGAAACGCTGTCTTAATCCAGGAAAAGATCGCGGCCGTTGACGGCCTGGTGGAGCATCGGGGTAAGTGGTGCATCTCGATGTACCAAAATATGGGGATCCAAACGGAGTCGATCGAGGTGGATGGCGAAACCAAGATGTTCAAGGGATCCGACGCTATTGGGCGCAAGTTCAACTTTGTGGTTGAATCCGGATCCACCATGCCGAGAACGAGCCTCCAGTTAGAAGAGCAGTCCAAAGAGCTTTATACCATGGGCGCCATCGACAGAGAGGCCCTGCTTGAGGCCCTGAACTATCCTAACTGGAAGAAGATCATCGAGAGAGCCGGTGAGGGCCAGGTGGACCAGGCGCTCCAGATCTTGATATCCGCAGGCCTCCCAGAAGAAGAGGCCTATTCGCTTAAAGAGTATGTGATGCAACCGGACCAGGGTCCTGGAGGCGGGGGGCCGCAACAAAGATCCGGACGCGAAACCAGGGGTGAGATGCCCAAGGGAATGCAGGCGGTCGCACCGAAGGCGATACAGGGCGGGATGCCAAAGCCTCCGATGAGGTTGCCGGCACAGCTTTCGAAAACAGCTTAACGAAGGAAGGCAATGATTTTATACGACTTTGAATGCTTGCGGTGTAAACATATTGACGAGAAGCTATACAATTTGAACGACTGCCCGAAAGGGACAATCTGCACTCAATGCGGATTTGCCTCAATAAAGGTGATTGTGCCTGGCCATGGCGGTTATCATTCAGAAACTCCGACCTGGCTCGATGATAGTGTACGCAACGCTCTCCAGGGAGATGACGAGGCCCCTATCACGACCAGGTCGGAATACAAACGCGCTCTCAAAGAGAAGAAAGTCGAGCCGATCGAGACGAGCCATCGAGGTTTGCGAACGATATGATGGATGCGAACGATATTATGTGCGAGAAGACCAGGGCCAAGTTCGAGCGGATCAACGACGAGCTTGTCCGGTCCATTTGCAACTTCAACGATCTGGAACTTACCGGTAGCATATCGCTATCGGTTCATGTGGCCAAGGGGCAGATAATGAAGGTGGATATCACACCATATTATGGTGTAAAGTTAAAATAAGGAGGAAGCAATGGCAAATATGGGATACATGAAGGGAGTGATTGAAAGAGCCAGGAAGAAGGCCCAGGCCGCGGTCAAGAAGTACAGCCCGTACACACCGGTCACGGACGCGCTTGGAGGTTCTGCCGGAGGGACAAGCGGGCCTCCGCCAAAGGCAAGCCCTCCGCCAGTACAGGAGAGGAAAAAGATTAAGCCGAAGAAAACATCGTATTTTGATTAACACCATATAGGATTACCAATAAGATCCCCGTCTGGGGAATATCGTTTGGTCCAATGTGTGGATAATGCAGAGATGCACCCGCCATTGGACCTTTTTATTTTAACAGGGAGAACCTCTTCGGAGGCCCCAAGGAGGAAGAGCATGGCACTACCTGACGACAAGACCGACAAGACAGACAAGATTGCTCCGGTTGACGCGCCAACCAAGGCGACAGAACCGGCGGCCCCCGCGAAAGCGGACAAGGCCGACGACAAAACAACCGAGCCTATTCTTGGTAAATTCAAATCTCAAGACGACCTGGTGAAGGCGTACACAGAGCTTGAATCCAAACATGGAAAGCAAAGCACCCAGGTCAGCGAGTTAAGACAGGCCCAGGCCCAGATGGCCGACAGGCTTGCGAAAGCCGAGGCCGCGAAGGACGCGCCGAAGACCGACTATGAGGCGGCGTTGAAAGACATCCGCACCAAGGTCGACGACGGAACGCTCACGATCGCAGAGGGCATGGAACAGCAAGGAAGGCTGATCCACGAGATGACGATGGCGACCACGCTATCCGCCGCTGAAAAGAAGACTCAAGAGCTTTTGCTCGATGAGAAAGCAAAGCAGGCGGAGGCGCAATGGCATAAGGATTTTCCAGACTACCAGGAATTCGTAGCATCAGGGAAGGCCCAGGAGTACATGGACAAAAGCCCGATGTTGATCGACGAAACCATTGCTTATTTCATGCACAAAGAGGGCCAGGCCTTTGAGGCTGGAAAGTCTGAACAAGAAAAACTCGCCAAGGGAACTGAATCAACAAAGAAGGTCTTGGACGAACCAGGGGCGCCGGCGCCACGCGTACCAACACGCCAAACCCCTCTGTCTGAAGATGAACTTGAGGCACAACAACTGGCTACAATAGCCAAGATGAGGGGAGAGGCCTAACATATATTTGAAAGGAGTTTCAAATGGCCTTAACACTCGATGAATTAAATGCGATTACCCTGGACTATTGGGAGCGCGGAACCACGGATATTTACTTCCTGGACAACGTGCTTTTGTGGAAGCTCTTGGGAAATGGCAACCTGAAGAACGAGCTTGTTAAAGCGTCCGAAACCGTCGACGGCGGCATGAAAATCAGGACCATCCTGGAATATGCCGAGTCCAACAGCGGGACCTATGGCAATGTGACGAAGATCTCACAGGCCAAGATCGACATCCTGAATGCTGCACGGTTTAGATGGGCGGGTTACTTTTCAAGCAATACAATCGACCTGAACGACAAGATCAAAAATGCCGGAAAAGCGGCTATGATCAAACTGGCTAATGCCAAAATCCGCAACTTGCAGAAGACCATCCGGAAAAAGATGGGTACCGATATCTATGCAAGCGCGGCTGACAATTACGCGTTCCTGGGGTTGGGCAATCTGTTCAGCACCGTGACCGCAACCGCGTACGGCGAGATCGCAGAGGATGACATGGCAGATTGGAAAGCCAACGTCATCACCACAGCGGCTCCCATATCGTTCAAGACTCTCCAGGAATGTCGGAGAACCCCGAACATTGGGCAGAACGATACCGACAAGCCGAATCTTTATATCACCACCGATCTGTTGAAAGACGGGTTCGAGAGAACCCTCCAGGTGCAGGCGAGATATAAGGACGTCGACTTGGCGGATGCCGGTTTCGAAAACGTCCTATTCAAGGGACAGCCGGTAGTTGCGGATGATAGACAGACCGCCGGTTACTGTGACTGCCTGAACCTCCGGTATCTCCGGCTCCGCGCTCACAGTATGTACAATTTCACACCTCCGGTGTGGAAGGCAAACAACGATCAGCCCGATGTTTGGACGGCGGA